TTGTACTCTTTCTTCCTTTCTCATATAATATTATTATAACGATGGATTAAACTTATTTGCTCTTTTAGATTATCTATTACTCCTTGCATAAGTTTTTCTTTTTCATCTTGTATAGATAATACCTTTTCCAATTTCTCAATGATTTCTTTTTGCTTTTCTATAAGCTCATCTCTTTTATCTATCATCATATCGCAGTTGCTAAAGTTTCTATTGGTAAAACAGTTTCTCCTCTTAATAAATCTCTGTATTTCTTTTCAAGCTTATTCTTGTAATAAGAATCAATCTCTGTATAGCCTTGTATAGTTTCTCTATGGTAAATAACTGTTGCGTGGTCGCACTTTAATACTCGTGAGATTTCTACTACTCCATAGCCAAGTTCAGTTAATACATAAATGGCTTCTTGTTTAGGCTTAACAAACTTTGCAAATCTTCTTTTACCAAATATTTCTTCTGGTAATAATCCGTGTAACAAAGCTATCTTATTAAAGACATCAATAATAACATCTTTTCTATTAACCCTTACACCCTTTGGAACAACAATATACTTTTTCTCTACTTGCTCCAATTTATCCTTATCAAGCTCTAAGCCTAAATCCAGAAACAATCTTTCTATACTTAGCATAAGTTATATTTAACCCACCATTTGCCCTCACTTTTAACTTGCTCACTCTGGATGGTTAATCCATCTTTCCTTAAACAAAGGATATAGTGAGCTAATCTTGTAATGTGATATGTTTGTATAGCTTCCCAGCTTGTAATTGATTTGTGAGCCTCTAAATGCTCTTTAACCATTTGTAATTGTGTTTTCTGTTTCATTGTTTTAAGATAAATAGTTTAAAATATAAGCCTACCACAACTTATATTAGGTCAAGTAAAACCCCTTCTACTTTTTGTTATATAAAAAACTGACCTTATGCGAAAAGAACGATTGGTAGAGCATTTCCTTTAATGTTTAGAATGGTAGCGAATCTTCGTTAGCATCCGTTGCCTTAGTTTTAGGCACATAAGTATTTTCTACTACGGATAAGTCATTACCGAATTGGTCTGCTTCTCTCCTTTTTGAAACTGTTACACGAATGTAACCTTTTGCACTTCTTGGTAACTTGTTAAGTTGCTCAATATTCAAACTTAACTCTTGTACTTCTCCGAATTGTAGGCTCTTGGTCTTACCACTTCCTACATAGTTTTTCTTGTTCTCCACTTTGTTATTTATTTATTTTACCTAATTTTTTTTTTACTTCACTATCAAACTCCTCTAACCACTCTCTACATAACTCTACTCTTTCTTTCATTTGAGCTTCGATTTCTAAATCCCTTACGAATCCAAATGCTAACCATCTTTCATTAGCTGGTAAATGTTCATAGCTTACCTCAACTCCGTAGTTTGCTTCTGCTGGAGTATTCATTAAAGCATAGAATAGAATAGCTGTATCTACTTGGCCATCTAAAAGCCAAATGTATGCCCTTAGCTGGAATTCGTAGTCTTTATTAAGCTCTATTGCATCGTGCAATGTCTTTTTGCTCCAAGAACACTTGATGTCTATAACCGTATTATCTTGGATAACATCTGGAGTACCAACACACCACTCATTTGAGTAAATATTAATGTTCTTTTCTGCTAAGCCATAACCTAACTGCTCGGCCATAAAGTCAATAGCTTTATCTTCCATTAATATGCCCTTAGTCATATACTTAGAACTGATTTCTTCGTAGCTATCAGCATACCATTCTTTTAGGTATGTGGTACAAGTTTTAGGTAGCTCTCCATTTTTGTCAAGCTTACCCATTATCTTGCCCATTGAACTTGGTCTAATCTTAAACTTATTCATTATTCTTGAGTTAAGGCAAAGTGAACTTCATTACTTACTTCGTACTTCTCACAAATCTTTGCTAAGTTAGACTTATCTTTTAAGTATGCTTTGCGACAATTACCAAAGTTTTCTGTATTTAAAAGTAATACTGGCTTCTTCTTCTCTACAACAACTTGAGTAGTTTCTTTATCGTGAGTATTAGTAGCATCACTATCTTTTGTATCATCTATAAGGAATAAATTGCCTAATGCTCTTTTTAAAGCGTAGCTACTTGATGCTCCAAAAGACTGGCTTAAATCCATACCCTTACGGTTTAAATCAATACCAGCATTACCTCTTGCACTTATAGGTGTTTCCCAATCTTTATGCTTAATAGTGCAAGTTGATTCAATAAATAAAGTTCCATTTAACTCTTTTACTTCATCGTTATTGGTTAATAAACAACCATACTTTAAACAGATAGGTTTTAAAGCCTCTAAAATATCTTCTGCAACTCTATGGTTATAATTTCCAAACTTGTTGAAATGATTTTTTGGTGCTTTTAATTCGTTTTGAATTAAGATAAGTTCTTTCATTTTGTTTTTGGGTTAAATAATAAATAATTTGTTTCTTTTTCTAATTTGTATAGTTTCTTGTGAACTAAATTTAATTGACATCTAATTGATAATGCCCATTGGTGTAATTGTATTCCAGCTTCTTCTGGGGGAACTCCAACACTTGATTGGACTAAAACTTCTTGCACTTTAGGTAAGCCTTGCTCATCTAAATGATTTCTAAAGATTTGTCTAATAATCATAAACTTGGTTGAGTTAATAGATTTTGAATGATTCCTTTGTAATTAGCTTCAATAAAAGTCTGCAAAGGCTCTCTAACAATAATAGGTTCTTTCTGGTTTGGATTAGAAGATTTAATCTCTAATGCTACCATTCCACCATAGCCTACAATGTGATTGTTACAAACCCATTTAATAAGGTCAGCAATTAAAAAGTCGTGGTGGTAGATAATATCTCCATCTGTATAAGAAACGAGATACTCCTCTTGGAAATTAAAGTTGTTCACTTGAACATCTAAAATTTGTGGGTTTTTAAGTTTTGTCATTTTCGTTTTGTTTTGGTAGGACAAAGGTGTGGTTTATTTTAACATCTGTCAAGAACTATTTGCAATTTAGAATGATTCTAAATTATAAAACCTTGATACATAAAGAAATCCGTTAATTATCATCTTAATTACAAATATAATTAAAGCTATATTTAAGGCATAAATAAGGCATAACTCTAATAAAGTTAATCTTCGCATTGTTCAATATCGTTATTCTCGCAATCACTTGCTAAATCTTCTTGTTTGTCAATCCAATACTGGTGTTCTTTTAAATCTTCCATAGTTAGTTTTTTTTTACAATGTTAGTGATGATTTATTAATAATAATAATTTATTTGCAATTTAGAATGATTCTTGATAATTATTAGCTCCGAGAAAAGTTTAAGGTTTTAGTGGTAAGAAAAAGGTGTTTATACCCTCCCCTCCCTAAGAGAATATAAACACTTAAACTTACTAAATTATTAGCTCCTCAAATAAGAATCGGTAATAGCTTGGCTCTTGCTGGGAAGGTGTTTTACAGCCCAATCACAAGATTTAAAAGTTTGACCTACATACTGGTAGTACAGATGGCTTTCGCCTCTCTTTGTCCACTTATTAAAGTCAGTCAGATTATGCTTAGAGCCAAAAAAAAAGGAGCTAAGTCCGAACACTTAACTCCAATTTATTTCTTTTCTCGCTTCCCTATCGAAAGGGTATCTATTGTTCGGAATAAATACTCTTTGATACTACAAAGGTAATAATGTTTTTAATAACTACAAACTTTTTTTTATTTTCCTTTTGCTTTAGATATAGCAATAGCTAAAATTTGGTTCATAGGCCTTGTTTTGCCCATTACACCTCTTGCTTTACCAGATTTCTTATTATCCTTCATTAAATCTTTAATGTTATAGGATATAGCTGATTGTACAGCCTTTTTCGATGTTCCTTTTGCTTTTCTTAGTGGCATAACTTTTTTATTCAAATATACAAAAAAAGCCCCACACTAAGTGGAGCTTCCCTAAACCAAACTATTTACCTTAAAAACTTAAAACATCACAAAGGTATAAACTTTTTTTATAATAAATACTTTCTTATTAATAAATATCCAACAAACCCTAAAACAAGGACTATAACCCAATTAGATACCATATCGCTAAATGAAGCCTTTTTAATGACCTCCTTTGAACTTTCTTTTGCTTTTTGTACAACTACCCTATCTTCCTTCTTATTGGCTGAAATCGCCTTATTTTCGTTCTTATTCTCAAGTACCTTAGTAATTACAGAATAATAGGTTTTATTGATAGTATCATACTTAACCTCGTAGATATACTCAGTCTTAGTAATAATCTTACCAGTATCAGTATAAACTGTATTAATTACCTCTTTAACCTCGGTAATTACTTCTTTTTCAACCTTAACAACAGTCTTGGTCTTGCAAGAGTAAAGTAGTAAAATTACTACCATTAGTAATAAATACATTATAAACTTCTTCATATCTTTTTTCCCTATTTTTTAGGATTTGTTTTAATTGTTCAATCTCTTTCTTTAACGATATTAACTCTTGTTCTTCTGTCATAGGGCGACAAAGGTATTATTTATATCTTGCAATAACAATATTATTTATATTGTTCATCTTCAATATCTCTTTCTAAACACCTAATAGCTTTTTTGAGGTCTTGTACTAAAGAATCCTTTTTACCAGCTCTTATAATGTATTTAATAGCATTAAACTTACAAGGGTTTAAAAGATACGCATTAGCTATATCTATTGCATCTATTGTTATACCTTTAATTTTTCCTTTGTAATAATCTGGCTTCAATACTGCATCTGCTATTTGTTCTCCAGTTAAATCTTTAGCTTGTAATTTGATTGTTTCTTCTGGATAGAGTTTGTGTTTTTCTGTGCAATTAGGACAAGGAGAATCACATTCACAATTCTCAAGGTGGTTAATTTCTTCGATACTTTTCATTCTGTTTTTCTTTTAGTTTTTCTAAGTTAGTTTCTTTTATTATTTCTCTTTTTACTGATTCTATTTCTGAATATAGTTCTTGTAGTCTTTCAATTAGTTTAATTCTCCTCGTCATAGTCTAAAAAATTCAATCGTGTTTTAACCATTCGCATTAACTGCATTTGCAAATCTACTTTAAATTGTGAATTAAAAAAAGTAAAAGACATTTCTTCTGAATCTTTAAACATCCCCCAAAATAAATCTATTTCTGCGAGAGTTTGGTCATCGGTTACATCCTCAATATCATCTATGTTTTCTATGTTATCAGCCATAACATAAAAATACGAAGATTTTAAGATTTATTGAAGTCGTAAACCACTCCGTTGTAGTAACATCTTCCATCAATAATAATGTGCGGAGATGCAAAAAAACGCACTTTATCGCCATCTACCCAGAAATGCACCGTTACAAAGCCGTTCTGCCAATCTGCTACCACTCCAGTAGGTAAATACTCTACTTGATTGATTAATCTGGTACATCCAGATTCTAACCAAACATAAGGAGCTTTCCTATTAGTAAGGTATTTAGAGTTTAATCTATGGGTGTGGCCAGTAGAGCCAGATGACATATAATCCTTTATGTTCTGTTCTGCTGCGTTCTTAGCCAATTTAAGGCCGTGTGTTACATCAAATATATCAAAGTAGGTAAATACATCAGAAGGGTCATAATTCATTCCTAAAGCCTCTAATTGAAGCATTTCCTCAAGTTTAGTTGTCTGGAAGTTATTGTAAAGAATAGCTAAGTTTTTTAACTGCTTATCTCCCAATAAGTTAGGCTTTGTAATCCTTTCACAATGATTACCAGTACGAATACGAATCTCTGCATCTGTGCTTAATCTTAATGGTTTTAGGACTTGTTCTACGGTGTAGTCTATTTCTCCTATCTCTGTATAGCCGTTCAAAATACCATCCATATAGAGTTTTTGTGTATGTTTAGACAAAAATGGCATATCTACCAAATCTCCGTTGATACATACTTCATCAAATTTGTTGTCCTTTAGGATGTTGTTGATACATTTTAATGTTCTTAGGTCAGCTAACCATCCGTGTACATCCGAGAATATCATTACAGAATAAAGTTTTTTATCCCATAGCTTTTTTTCTTGCCTTAGATTGAACTCATTAGGGGTTAATCTTGGTCTGTTTAGGTTCATACAAATGAGTTATAAAGTAAAATATCTTCGTGCTGTGCAAATGCTATTGAATCTTTAGAACTCAATAGGGGCTTTATAATGGCATAATAAGTGATTATTCCATTCCATACAATTAGGTCGTTAGATTTATAAAGCATAATCCCTTAATTTTGTGCAAGTTAAAGATTATTTTATAAAATACAAATTAACTTAATAATGCGTAGAACTCTTTAAAGTGTTTAATCCTATCAGCAAGACCTATTGTACCACCATTAACTCTTTTAGTAACAGAAGTAACTACTAAATCAGTAGCACCTTTATCAGCTATTAAATTAAGCCCATTCTTAGACCAAAACCAAGCAGCAGAAGCTAAAGGATATTTGGTCGCTACAAGCTCTGGGTTGTTAGTTATATCCTCTGGAACGGTTTTATCAAACTCC